GGGCTAAAAACAAAACCCACCCCCCGCCGGCGCCCCCCCCGGGGGGGGCGCCCCCCACTTTTGTTGAAGGGAGGTCTATCTGGTCTCTGTGTTTCTCCTTTGCACGGAGGCGGGTCCGAGCTGGCGGCGGTCGCCAACGTCACCAACGGCGGGCACACCACAAAAAGGAGTAAGCAAAAATGGATATGCAGCTGGTAACAAAGAAGCTGTCAGAAGTTCGTCCGTATGAGCGAAACCCCAGAAAGAACGCTGATGCCGTTGCGGCGGTGATGGAGAGTATTCAGCAGTGCACGTATATCGCGCCGATTATCATTGACGAAAATGGTATCATTCTTGCGGGGGACACCCGGTATCGGGCTTTAAAGCGGTTGAAGCGGAAAGAGGCCGAGTTCATCGTCAAAGAGGGCTTGACCGAGGAACAGAAGCGGAAGTACCGCCTTCTGGATAACAAAACTAACGAGCTGGCGACCTGGGACATTGACCTTTTGGAGGAAGAGCTGGAGGGGCTGGACCTTGGCGGCCTGGACCTTGACTGGGGGATTGGAACCGGGGAAGAACCGGCGAGCTCGGAAAAGCCGGGGGATTTCTCCAAGTCCGAGTTTGAATACTCCCAGCAGTACGGTGTCACGGTTATTTTGAAGGACGAGGCCGAGCAAGAGGCGTGCTATAACAAGCTGTGCGGCATGGGCTACGATTGCCGGGTGGTGACCGTATGACCAGGATAGAAGTCCATAACCACGTCAGTGACTTCAATAGCTACCGGGCCGCCAGGGTGAAAAGCCTGTTCAATGCTGAAAACGGCTGTAACTTCGATCTAGAGATTGACGCCGACTTGTCCGGTGACTGGAGTATCGGGGTGGTCGTGGGCCCGTCTGGATCGGGGAAGACCTCTATCGGGCGGACTATCTTCGGCACCGATAAGATATACGACTATTCTGCGGGCTGGGCCCCGGATAAGCCGGTGATCGACTGCATCGCCCCGGATGGGGACTTCAATGAGGTGACCGGGGCGCTGGCAAATGTCGGCCTCGGCTCCGTGCCGTCCTGGCTCCGCCCCTTCAGGGTGCTGTCCAACGGCGAGCAGTTTCGTGTGGGGCTGGCCCGTATTATCTGTGAAAAGCCCCAGGAAATCGTTATTGACGAGTTCACATCGGTGGTGGATCGCCAGATAGCCCGAATCGGCTCCCAGGCGTTTCAGAAGGCGTGGCGGCGGGGAAACCCCGGAGGGAAGGTGGTGTTACTCACACCCCACTATGACATTCTGGACTGGATACAGCCGGATTGGGTCATCGATACCAAGACGAGGACCTTTGAACGTGGGGTTCCCCGACAGCGGCCAACCATTGAGCTTGAAATATGGAAGGTCAACCAGAGTTACTGGAAGTATTTTAAGCCGCATTATTATTTAGACCTCCCCATGCCGGTGGCAGGGGAGTACTTTATCGGGACTGTAGATGGGGAGTTGGCGTGTCACATGGCGGTGGCTCCTCGCTTTGAGGTCCGAGGGTATCGCGGGACCCGCTTGGTGACCATGCCTGAGTGGCAGGGGGCGGGTGTCGGGATGCGATTCCTAAACTGGGTCGCTGAGTACCATAAGCAAGGAGGGGGCCGTGGCGGCCACAAATACCCCTTGTATTTTCACACAAGTCATCCCCAGATGTGCGCCGCTCTTCGCCGTAGCCCAAAGTGGACACAGTGCTCTGCTGTCCTATTCGGCGGCAACAAGGCGAAGTCGGCGGCAACCATCAAAAGCTCCAGAGTCAGGCACGGGAAGGTCGGAATAGGGTCTGGTTATGGCGGACACTTCCGGGCGGTGCAGGGCTTCAAGTACATCGGGGAGGTAGAGGGATGAAGATTTTTCTTTGTGGTCAGCGTAGCTTCGGGAAAGAGGTTTGCCGGGCGCTGCTGGATGCCGGGCATGAGATTGTGGGTGTGGCCCCGGCCCCGCCCCAGAAGCACCAGGACAAGCTATATGGCTATGCGGCAGTTAAAGGGCTGCCGCTGGTAACGGACTGCAAAAGCCTGGTGTCCAGCTTTATCCCCGATGGCACGGAGTTGATTGTGGCGGCCCACTCTCACTGGCTGATCTCCAGCCAGTGCCTGAAACGGGCCCAGTTTGGCGGGATAGGGTTCCACCCCTCGCTGCTACCTAGACACCGGGGGAAAGATGCAGTCCGCTGGGCAGTCCACATGGGGGATTATGTCTCCGGCGGGACCGTGTACCGGCTGACTGATAAGACCGACGGAGGCGACATCCTCCGACAAGAGCTGGTATGGATTAAGCCTGGGTGGACTTACCACGATTTGTGGCGGGCCATCTTCCCTGTCGGAGTCCGTTTGCTAGTGGACGCCGTTCGGGAGATGGAGCGAGGGAGCGGGCTATGGGTGGAGCAGGACGAAAGCTGCGCCACCTGGGAGCCGTCCTGGGATCGGCCAAGGCTAGAGCGAAGGGAGCTGCTCGCCCTGGGCGGGGAAGCCCCGGTGTTCGATTCGGACACAGCACCGAAAGAGTGCAGAGGTTGCATCCGGGATTGTACCTGGTGCACCTACAACATAGCGGACCCGGAGACTTATCATAGACGATAGACAGTGCGGCCCGCGTTTGGGAGGAAGGTGGTGGTATGGCCAATGCGGAAAACTTGAAGAAGGGAAAAGCCACGCAATTCAAAAGCGGCAAGGACGCAGTAGAAAACGGCCGGAAGGCCGGTGTGGCCTCCGGGGCATCCCGACGACGAAAGAGGGCCATGCGTCAGGCTGCGGCCATGCTGCTGAATACGCAGATCCCCATGAACGAGCGGGGCCCATTCATGGGGACTGTGAAAACCTTACTGAAAACCTTCGGCTATACACCGGACGATGCAACCTATCAGGACGCGCTTCTCGCCGGTATTATGCTGGAGGCTATGAAAGGCGACGTCAGGGCGGCGGAGTTCATCCGAGACACCGCCGGGGAAAGTCCTGCCTTGGATATTCGAAAGGCCGAATTGAAGATGCGCCAGGAAGAATTGAAATTCAAGCAGGAACAGTCCTCCGGGGCCGCCGCCCCTGGTGCCGTGAATAACCTGTTGGAAGCCATCATGCAGACGGGGGAGATTGACACGGATGATTTACCGGAGATTGAGTAAGCGGCAAAAGTTAGCTATGCTCTGGTGGCAGCAGCCCCGCTTCCGTGGCCGGGACGTCCTTCTGTGTGATGGCTCCATCAGATCCGGTAAAACGGTGTGCATGACCGTCGGGTTCATCCTCTGGAGCATGGCGACTTTCAACGGGGAGCGGTTCGCGCTGTGCGGCAAGACCATCGAGAGCCTGCGGCGCAATGTGGTTCTGAACCTCCGGGATTGGGTGCCGCCGGAGCTGACTATCGTGGAGCGCCGGTCAGAAAACAAGCTGATTATTTCAGACGGCCTGGGGCGGGAGAACACCTACTTCCTGTTCGGCGGCCGGGACGAGAGCTCCTATATGCTGATCCAGGGCATTACCCTGGCCGGGGCCCTGCTGGACGAGGTGGTGCTCATGCCCCGGTCCTTCGTGGAACAGGCCCTTGCCCGGTGCTCCATCAAGGGGAGCAAGATATGGTTCAACTGCAACCCGGAAGGCCCCGAACACTGGTTTTATAAAAACTGGATCGAGGGCGATAACCCGAAGAAAATGAACGCGCTTCACCTTCACTTCACTATGGACGATAACCCGGCGCTGGCCCCGGAGGTCCGGGCCCGCTATGAGCGGCAGTTTTCCGGGGTATTCTACGACCGCTATATCCTGGGGCTGTGGGTGGTGGCCGAGGGGCTGATCTACACCATGTTCAACCGGGATTTTCATGTGGTGCCGGATAAGCCCCGGCCATACGAGCGGTATTATATCTCCGTGGACTACGGCACCGCCAACCCCACCAGCATGGGGCTTTGGGGCAAGGCCCAGGGGAAATGGTATCGCATTCGGGAGTACTACTACGACAGCCGGAAGGTGGGCCGCCAGCTGACGGACGAGGAATACTACGCCGAGCTGGAGAAGCTGGCCGGGGACCTGTCAATCCGGGCGGTCATCGTGGACCCGTCGGCTGCCAGCTTCATAGAGGCCATCCGGCGGCACGGCCGGTTCTATGCGGAGAAAGCATCTAACTCTGTCCTGGATGGTATTCGCAACGTCGCCACCAGGCTTAAAACGGGGGAGATTTTCTTCTGCGAGGGCTGCCGGGACTGTATCCGGGAGTTCCAGCTCTACCGCTGGGACGAAAAGGCGGGCTTTGACCGACCCATCAAAGAAAACGACCACGCTATGGACGATGTGCGCTACTTCGTCCACAAGGTATTCGGGCCTGATATTTTCAGTATCGGCCCCACTGCGTGAGGTGCTTTATGTTTGAGCAGCGATATGTCTTAGATAAAATCGAACAATGGGCCGAGCGACTACCATACCGCACCCTGCGGATTGAAGTGGAGCTTCCTGGGCAGACCCTCACGCTAGAGAAAAGCAAGGCCCTGCCCATCGGTTTTTCTGCGGCTGTAGAGACACAAGGGAAAGGGGGGAAAGAGAAATGGTGAACTTCAATCTGCGGGGTGACTGCATTGGACGCACGGATACGGACTTCCGTCGGGGTATGACGGATAAGCGTTTTCTGGAGCTGGAGATCACGGCGTGGCTCCGCTCCCCGGAACGGAAGCGCCAGCTTGCGGGAGAGATGTACTATGATAACCAGCAGGACATCCTCGCAAAGCGGCGGATGGCCATAGATGACAACGGCGATCCCATTGAAGTCCGGCACCTGCCTAATAATCGGCTCATTAGCAATCAATATGCGAAGATGGTAGACCAGAAGACAAACTATTCTTTCGGGCGGCCCTTTTCATTTGACACGGAGGATAAGGGCTATGCGGAGGCGCTTTCCCAGGTATTTGGCTCCCGTTTCCGACGGGTAATGCGAAATCTGGGCGAAGGAGCCTGGATTGGGGGCAAAAGCTGGCTCTACCTGTATTATGATGCTGGAGAACTGGTGTTTAAGCGGCTCCCGGCTGACGAAGTGCTTCCTTTCTGGGCTGACGCAGATCATACCATCTTGGATGCCGCTGTCCACGTGTACGCGGTAGAGGAATACGATGAATCCGAAATCCCGAAAGCCGTGATAAAAGTAGAGGTGCTGCATGGTGGCGGGGTGGATTGTTTCATCCGGCACGATGACGGGACCTTGGAGCCTGATAGCAGTGCTAGGTCCGGGGACTATATCACGGCCCCAGACCCGAAAACCGGGGAACAGCGTGGATATAACTGGAAACGGATACCTCTGATTTGCTTTAAGTCCTCTCACCACGAAATCCCGTTGCTATCCAAAGTGAAGTGTCTCCAGGATGCCTATAATCAGATTTTATCGGCCTTTGCTGACCGTATGGAGGAGGACATCCACAATACCGTCATCGTTATCAAAAATTATGACGGGGAGGATTTGGGCCGCCTCCGCCGAAATCTGGCAACCTATGGCATCATCAAAGTCCGGTCTTATGAGGGCTCCGAGGGTGGGGCAAGCACTCTGGAAATTGAGGTCAACGCTGAGAATTTCAAAGTGATTCTCGCGCTGTTAAAGGATGCTATCATTGAAAACGCCAGGGGCTACGACGCCAAGGACGAGCGTATGGGCGGAAACCCCAATCAGATGAATATCCAGTCCATGTACTCGGACATTGATTTGGACGCCAACGGCATCGAAATCGAGTTTCAGGCCGCCATGGAGGAGTTGCTCTGGTTTGTCAACCAGCACCTCGCCAACACCGGAAAGGGAAATTTCGAGGGAGAAGAAGTTAAGGTTATCTTTGACCGGGACGTGCTTATCAACGAAACCGAGGCCATCAACAACTGCAAGAACTCCGTGGGTATTTTGTCCAATGAAACTATCGTGAAGAACCATCCGTGGATCTCCGACCCGGAGCAAGAGCTGGAGCGCATCAAGAAAGAACAGAAGGAGGCCACGGAAGACCCATACCAAGCCGCCTTCATGGCAAACCGGAAAAAGGGCGGGGACCCCCAAGACGGCGTGACCGGCGGTGATGGCGATGGCGACGAATAAGCTGCCAGAGCGTAGTTCCGAGTATTGGGCTCGGCGGCTAAAGCTCATGGAGGACGCACTTCTAAATCAGTCCTACAGCTACATGGAAAACCTAGACGCTCAATTCCGGATAGCCCAGGCGGAAATTGAGCGGCAGGTGGCTGCCTGGTATCAGCGATTTGCGGACAATAACGAGATTACTCTGGCTGATGCCAAGCGGCTCTTGAACAGTGGTGAGTTGGAGGAATTTCGCTGGACGGTGGAGGAGTATATCAAGCACGGTGAGGAAAACGCCCTCACTGGGGCGTGGATGAAGGAGCTGGAAAACGCCAGCGCCAGAGTCCATATCTCCCGGCTGGATGCGCTCAAGCTCCAGTTGCAGCAACAAGCCGAGTTGCTGTACTCCAACCAGCTTGACACTCTGGATGCCGTTGCCCGGCGGGTCTACACCGGCGGCTACTACCACACGGCCTATGAAATCCAAAAGGGCCTCGGCGTAGGCTGGACAATGCAAGCCCTCGACGAGCGTACCGTTTCCAAGGTTCTCTCCCGACCGTGGACGGCTGACGGACAGACCTTCCGTGACCGCTGCTGGATGAATAAGCAGAGCTTGGTGTCCAGCGTCAATACCCAGCTTACTCAGATGATTATTCGGGGAGAGGGCCCAGATCGGGCCATCTCCGCAATCTCTAAGCAGTTCAATGTATCCCGCTCTAAAGCGGGCCGCCTGGTGATGACCGAGAGCGCGTATTTCTCCAGTGCCGGGCAAAAGGATTGCTTCAACGGCCTGGGGGTCAAGGAATATATGTTTGTGGCCTCCTTCGACCATGATACCTGTGAACTGTGCGCCTCCATGGACGGCAAGGTGTTCAAAATGTCTGAACACCAGGCGGGCTTGACAGCCCCGCCGCTGCATCCTTGGTGCCGGTGCTGCATCGCGCCGTATTTTGCGGATATGGTGGGCATCGGAGAACGGTGGGTGCGGAATGAGGATGGCACCACGGGGAAGATTCCCACGGGCATTACCTTCGATGAGTGGAAGAAAGGCCACGTGAAGACGGGGGTTGTGCGGACTGGGAAATCTGCTATAATGGACATAGTTGAAAAGGCTGTAGGGGCCGCTAAGGGCACATCTCTGGACATGAAGCCAGCCATTACCGGAGCAAATCCCAACTATTCCTCTGACCAGGGCTACCGAGTGAATTGCCAGAGGTGTGTGCAGACCTTCGAGTTGCGGCGGCGTGGGTATGACGTCATTG